CGAGGAACTTAAGGTTACTCTCGACCAACTCACTTACACCGAGATGGCCACCAAGGATGCGACCCTACAGGACTCCACCAAGAAGGTCATGGAAAACATCCCCGCCGGCATCTTTGTAGGCTAAGGGGGTATACGGAATGTCTCGAAGTAAGCGCTCACAGGCTCAAATACAAAACAAGGCTGCCAATGAGTATGATTACATAGGCGACCCGGCAGTTGCCGACAAGCTCAAGGAAATTGAATTTGGGTTTTCCTCTCTGGAAACCATCGACGCCGCCATGCTGCGGTTTATTGACGATGAGCTTAATTTATCAGTTACCACGAACGAGGGATTTAAGAAAGTCCCCGTGCTGTGGGTTACATCCGAACGTGCCTATCAGATTAAACACAATAAGGACCTAAGGGACAAGGAAGAGATGTTGGTCCTTCCTCTCATTACGGTGAACCGGGCTTCCATTAATAAGAATCCCAACAAAAAGGGAACCGTATACGCCAACTTATATCCGGTGCCCGATGCAAAAGGCGGCGTTGTTACTATCGCGCGGCAAATTAATCAAAAAAAGACTGCCGAGTTTCAAAATAATCTTGCGGCGAGGAAGTATGGCCCCGACAAAACAGTGTCGAGCAAGATGAACAATACCAACAAGCGGAATATGTCAATACAGAGGGTGGTTTACGAGACTATCACGATCCCGATTCCTACGTGGATTTCAGTAAATTATGAAATAACACTTCGTAGTGAATATCAACAACAGGTTAATGAAATGCTGCGCCCTTTCATAACCGTCCCCGGCAACAGTCCGATGCCAAAAAGAATTAATTATGAAAATCATTATTATGAAGTGTTTATTAGCGGCGATTTTACAAATGGATCAAACAAAGCAGACTTGGGCATGACGCGACGGAACTACGAGAATACGGTAAGCATTGAGGTATTGGGATACCTGATAGGCGATGGCGAAAATCAAGAAAAACCCAAGTTAGTCCGACGCGAGAATGCTGTTGAGTACAAGCTGTCAAGAGAAAAGGTAATTTTAGGGGACATCCCCGACAATATTAAAGGTGGATTTTATAGAGATTAGATACTATTGCGCGCAGTCAATACTATTTAATAAGAATATCCCAGGTTTAGGAGATAAAAACGAATGTCAGTAAAAAATTTCAGATTTGTATCACCCGGAGTTTTCGTCAACGAAGTCGACAACTCACAGCTGCCGGCTTCCCCTGCGGGAATCGGACCGGTAGTTATAGGTCGCGCAGAAAAAGGGCCCGCCTTGCGGCCCACCACGGTCGACTCCTTCTCGGAGTTTGTACAGGTCTTCGGTACCCCCTCCCCCGGCAACGCCGCCGGAGACGTGTGGCGCCGCGGCTCATGGAACGAGACCGCCCCCACCTACGGTGTATACGCTGCGCAGGCTTACCTAAGAAACAGTTCTCCTTTAACCTATATTCGTCTTCTTGGTAGCCAAGCAGCTCCAACCGACATTGAAGTTGGAACCGGCGAAGCCGGCTGGGATGGCGGCACTAACGGTAAGGCATGGGGACTTGTGGTCTTCGAGCCTGTAAATACTGGACCGACCACCCCGACGATCGGCACCGGCTCTCTTGAGGGATCCCTCGCTGCGATCTGGTATTCCACCGACAGCGCCACCACCCTACAGCTAAGCGGCGCCATTGCGACACAACCATCGGCCCCCGACGGCACTCACACGTGGACCGCAGGCATCGGCGTAACTGGCTCAAATGTTGTTGTGTGCGACTCTGGGACGCCTTATGAGTTTAAGATGCTTATGCACAACCCCGGAGGAGACGTCGGTAGCGGTACTTTGACCACTTCTTTCAACTTTGATATTGATAGTTCACGATATATTCGCAAGATCTTTAATACTACCCCTGCACGCTCGAATGCGGACTTGGTGGAACTGGAGTCTAACTACTTCCTGGGCGAGACTTTTGACCGCCATCTTCGGGCTAATGTCCCGGCAACCGCTGGATCGACCTATGCAGCCATCGTTGAAATAGATCCCAGGAGTACTGGTTTTAACTTGGGAGACAACTATCGTGTGCCCCTCCAGGCTGCTGAAACACCATTTATTATTGGCTGCGATCTGTCGGAGCGAGGAGCTATAGCTAATGCCTACTCCGCCGAACAGATGCCCACCCTATTTAAGGTCGTCGCTCTTGACCAGCCCGGCGATTGGTCGAACCGTAATCTTAAGGTCTCCATCCAGGATATTACTATTTCTACTAATGAGACTAATCCGTACGGAACATTCTCTCTGGTTGTTCGCTCTTTAAGCGATTCTGATAATGTAGTCCGCATAGTCGAAAGCTTTACTGGTCTTGATTTGAACCCTGATTCACTCAATTATATTGCGCGCAAGGTTGGTGATCGATACACTACTTGGGATGCCACTGAACGCCGCTACATTGAATACGGCGACTACCCTAATGTATCCAAGTACATCCGCGTCTCTGTCAACGAAGAAATCGTTGGCGATAATGCCACTCTTCTTCCCTTCGGATTCCGCGGCATCCTCAAGTATGACGATGATGCGGACATCACAGGCAGCACCTCTATAGCGGGAGCAGCACCCCCGAACACCACACAGTCTAACTGGCTCTCGGGATCAGAGCCCGAACCCAACGCGCGTCCTAGTGGAGCGGAGTGGGACGCCGACGGCCATTACACAACCGGTTCCCTATTCATTGTCAGTGGATCCACCCTCACTGCATCAGTGTTCTACCCAGTCCCGGAGTTCCGCGTCAGCGCCTCCGCAGGAAATCTGAGCAACAATACAGATGCTTACTTTGGTCTGCAGACAACGCGTACAGCAGGCGGTACTGTATTTGACCACTCGACTATTGATACTCTCCGTCCTCGCGGCGGCATGGTGTCCGGTATGTTTGGCGGCCCCGACCCCAGTGCTACCGAGCGCTCCATGTACTTTACATTGGACGACATCAGTGGCTCACAGGGTGTCTGGGTTTCTGGCTCTCACGCTGCAGGGAATTCCCTTACCAACTTTGATGGCGCCGTCTCGGGCGTCTTGGATGCTGGCTTCGATCGCTTCACTGTGCCGATGTACGGCGGATTCGATGGTGTCAACATTCGCGAATTGGACCCGTTTGCTAACCGCAATCTCGATGGAACCCCCAGCGATGCGAACAACTATGTCTTTAACTCTATTCGCCAGTCGATTGATGCGGTTGCAGACCCAGAAGTTGTCGAGATGAACCTCGCCACTATTCCGGGACTGAAGCAGGCGGGCCTTACAAACAACCTAATTAATGTTTGTGAAGACCGTGCAGACGCATTGGCGATTATCGACATAGAGGGAGGCTATCAGCCTCGCGCAGAAGCAAAAGTCTCTGCTCGTAATAATACCCTCTCTAGTTTGAACTCTACAGTTACATCTCTGCGACAGAGAGCGCTCAACACCTCTTATGGTTGCTGCTTCTATCCGTGGCTCCGTGCACGCGACACCATTAACGGCTCGTCCGTCTGGGTGCCGCCTTCTGTGGCCGCCTTGGGAACCTTCTCAAGCTCGCAGAAGAAGACACAGGTCTGGTTTGCCCCCGCTGGTTTCAACCGCGGCGGACTCACTGAGGGAGCTGCTGGTATTCCGATTGTGGATGTTGCCCACAAGCTGACTCGCAAGAACCGCGACGATCTTTATAGTGCTAACATTAACCCGATTGCCAAGTTCCCGGCGGAAGGAATTGTAATCTTTGGTCAGAAGACCTTGCAGGTTACACCCTCAGCTCTGGACCGCATCAATGTTCGCCGGCTGATGATCTTCGTGAAGAAGCGTGGATCGCAGGCTGCAGCCACCCTGTTGTTTGATCCCAATGTTCAGACTACATGGAATAGGTTTATTTCCTCTGTTACTCCGATTCTTTCGGACATTAAGACTAACTTCGGTCTTTCAGACTTTAAGTTGGTCCTTGACGAGACAACCACAACCCCGGAACTTATTGATAGGAATATCATGTACGCCCGGATTTTCTTGAAGCCAACCCGCGCTATCGAGTATATCGCGATTGATTTCAATATTACTCGTACGGGAGCTTCCTTTGACGATTAATAAAGTGGGAGGTTTTAATCTCCCACACTATTTAACTTTAGAACTTATAAGGAGTACTTAAATAATGCCATTCTGGACAAGCGCTTTATCAGAGCCAAAAAGAGCACATAGGTTTATTCTGGATTTCCCCCAGATGAATGATGGTAGTGGCGATGAAGCCTTTGCCTACGCGAAATACCTCGCGAAGTCGGTCACAAAGCCCGGCTACACGGTGGGCCAAGCCGCCCATAAGTTTCTGGGTAATACATATTACTACCCCGGTTCTGTCGAGTGGAGTGAGGTGACGGCCGTTATTGTTAACGCTATTAACCCCGACGGTAACGCGCTTCTCATCAATGCTTTGGCGCAGATGGGATATCTCCAGCCTGACATCCAGGAGAATGTGGTTCTCGCAGGACAGGCCCCCGGTACTGTTAACAAGGCTGATGCATTGAGCGCACTCGGAATTGTAACCATCACTGAAGTGAACGGGGAAGGCGGCAATGTTGGACAGTGGCAGTTAATTAACTCCTTTATTACAAATGCGACTTTCGGCGATCTAAGTTACGATTCAGATACAGAATTACTTAATGTTACGGTTCAAATGCGTTATGATTATGCTGTATACACTTCTGGTCCCGCTGTTGCATTCGCAACATCGACCTAGAGGTATAAGAAAGCAGGTAATTAATGGGTAATCGCAAGAGAAA